ATGGTTATGCGGCCAATGCTTGTGAGGCCTTTGCGTCAAACATGGTGGGGGATGGTATCAAGCCGTCCTCTTTGATCGCGGATGCCACACTCCGCGATCAGGTTCAGCAGCTTTGGCTGGCTTGGACCGATGAGGCCGATGCAGACGGGCTGACAGATTTCTACGGGCTGCAGGCCATGGTCGCGCGCGAGATGTTCGTGGCGGGCGAATGCTTCGTGCGGCTGCGGCCAAGGCGGGTTGAAGATGGTTTTCTGGTGCCGCTGCAACTGCAGTTGCTGCAATCAGAAATGCTGCCCTTCGAGAAGACTGGCCCCGCCGCAAATGGCAACCCGATCCGCTGCGGCATCGAATTTGATTTGATCGGGCGGCGGGTTGCCTATCACTTCCGGCGCAGCCATCCCGGCGACAGCACCGATCAGCGGGTGCCGGTGCCGGAAACGGTGCGCGTGGCTGCCGAGGACGTGCTGCACATTTACCGCCCCATCGATGCGGGCCAGATCAGGGGCCTGCCACATGTGGCACCGGCCATGGTGCGACTGTTCCTGCTCGACCAGTATGACGACGCAGAACTCGACCGCAAAAAGACCGCGGCGATGTTCGCGGGCTTCATCACCAAGACGGCACCGGAAGACCCCATGATGGGCGAAGGTGTCGCCGATCTTGACGGCGCGGCGATGGCCAGTCTTGAGCCCGGCACAATGCAGGTGCTGCTGCCGGGCGAGGATGTGAAGTTCTCAAGCCCCGCCGATGTCGGCGGTGGGTATGAGGCGTTTCAGTATCGCACGCTGCTGGCCGTGTCCGCGTCCCTTGGGCTGCCGTACCATCTTGTGACCGGCGATGTGCGGCAGGCCAATTACTCAAGCTTGCGGGCAGAACTGGTCGAGTTCCGGCGCCGCGTGCAGCAGTTGCAGCACGGGGTGATAGCGCATCAACTCTGCCGACCGATCTGGCGTCGCTGGCTGGAAACGGCCCAACTGGCGGGCCGGTTGGACCTGTCTGATCCTGCGGCTGCGCAGATGGTGCAATGGATCCCGCCACGCTGGGACTGGGTCGACCCGCTGAAGGACATCCAGGCGCAGGTGCTGGCCATGGAGGCGGGCATTACCTCGCGCCGGAAGGTGGTCGAGGCCACCGGCTACGATGTCGAAGAGGTCGACCGCGAGAACGCGGTGGATGCCGCACGAACTAAGCAGTTGGGGTTCGTGTACAGAACCAGCCCCGGAGAGACGCAAGGTGCGCGGGCAACGCCCACCCGGAAGCCAGAAACAGATGGCGATGGCGACGGATCCGCCAATCCATCCGAACAGGAGTAACACCATGAACAGCTGGTACACGATCCGAGCCCGGGGTACCGGAGCGGAAGTGCTGATTTATGACGAAATCGGAGCTTACGGCGTCAGCGCCAAGGGATTTTTGGCAGAGCTTGGCGCGCTGCCGGACGGTATGCCGATCGATCTGCGCCTCAACAGCCCAGGTGGCTCGGTCTTCGATGCGGTGGCAATCTTCAACGCGCTGGCTCGCCACACTGGCACGATCACCGTCTGGATCGACGGCATTGCCGCCTCGGCGGCTTCCTATGTGGCCATGGCAGGTGACGAGATCGTCATGCCCGAAAACGCCTTCCTGATGATCCATGACCCCTCAGGCCTCGTCATGGGCACGGCCGCCGACATGCGCGACATGGCCGCCACGATGGACAAGATCGCGGCCAGCATGACACGCGGCTATGCGGCAAAATCTGGCAAGCCGGAAGCGCAGATCGCAGCCCTGATGGCGTCCGAGACCTGGTTTGATGCGACAGATGCGCTGGACCTGGGGCTGGCCACACGTATGGCAGAACCGGTGCGCATCGCGGCCAGTTTTGATATCGGGCGATTCCGCAATGCGCCGCCCGCGCTGACGGAGTTGGTCAACGCAGAAGGTCCGGCAACGGGCGACGACATCGTTCCAGACGAGAACGATGTTGCGGGGTGTGACGATCCACCGACCACACCCGATCTTGCGACCAAGGTTCCCGCCGAGAACGTTGGTCCGGTGGACGCAGCTGACGATCCATCGCGTTCAAATGGGCATAGCGAGGGTGTTGCAGACGGGAACACCCAATCGAGCGGGGCGGAGAGCTGCATAGCAGTCGCCAACGCACCACCCGACGCTGGGGCTATCCGCGCCGAGGTCATAGCCCATGCCCGCACCGTAATCGACCTTTGCCGTCTGGCGGGCCAGCCACAGATGGCGGGCCGGTTTTTGGAAGAGGACGCTGGTCTGGATGCTGTCCGCGCGAGACTTCTGGCCGCCAAGGCCGAGGCCGAGCCGCAGATCAACCCGCATCATCCGCAACCTGGACGTAGTTCCACGACACGCCCCTGGGGCGATGTCATTAACCGCACCTTCAAACTCAAAGGATAAACTCCCATGGCCACGCTCATTGAAGGCCCCCATCCCGGTGGCTTCCTCATCTGGGAAGTGCTCCGCGATTATACCCGTGAAACCGTCACGCTTGCGTCCGGCGCAGGCAAGCTCGCCTCTGGCACCGTGCTGGGCAAGATCACCACAGGTGGCAAATACACGGTCCTTGCGCCCGCTGCCACGAATGGCAGCCAGAACGTCGCTGGCATCCTTTGGGACAACGCCGACGCCACCGATGCAGACGCTTTCGGCGTTGTGCTGGTGCGCGGCCCTGTCATTGCGAACCGCCATGAACTGGTCTGGCCCGAGGCCGCGACCGAGGCGCAAATCGCCGCCGCCACCACGGCACTGGCAGCACTCGGCATCGTGCTGCGCTGACCCCTCCACTGAAAGGACATCCCCATGGCCACCATGGACATCTTTGAAGGCGACGCCTTCTCCATCATCGAGCTGACCCGCGCGCTCGAAAACATCCCCTTCAAGCCAGCGATCCTGTCGGGTGCTGCCCTGTTCGGCAGCCGCGGCGTGCGGAGCCGCACGGTGATGATCGAAAGCCGGGATGGCACGCTGCAACTGATCCCGTTCTCGGAACGTGGATCGGCATTCGAGTCCCAGATCCCCGAACGCCGCGATATGCGTGCCTTTGTCGTGCGTCAGTTCAAAAAGCAGGACGTACTCTGGGCCTCGGAAATCCAGGGTATCCGTGATTTTGGCTCAGAAACCGCCGTGCAGCAGGTGCAGACCGAGGTCGCGCGCAAGCTGGGCCGTCTCCGCAACGACGCCGAGGCCACCTTCGAGTTCCACCTCTTCAACGGCATCCAGGGCGTGGTGAAAGATCCCAAGGACGGCGCGGCCGTCATCAACTACTACACGGAGTTCAACATCGCCCCGGCCGCAGAGGTCGATTTCGACCTCGACAATGCCACGCCCGCCTCGGGTGCGCTGCGCAAGCGCTGCCAGGCGCTGATCGAAAGCGTCGAGGACACGCTGGGCGGCCTCGCTGCGGGGGCGGTGCAGCTGCGCGCTGAATGCGGCTCCGCCTTCTTCTCGGATCTGGTCGCCCATAAGGAGGTGCGCGAGACCTATCTCAATACGGCTGCCGCTGCAGACCTGCGCGGTCGTGTGGGTGAAGAGGTCAGCTTTGGTGGCATCACCTTCCGCCGGTATCGGGGCGGCCTTGGATTTGGTGTGCCGACCGACAAGGCCTATTTCTATCCTGAGGGCGTCGAGGGGCTGTTCGAGATCTACTACGCCCCCGCCGATACGTTCGAGACCGTCAACACCGTCGGCTTGCCGCTTTATGCGCGTATGATCCCGGATCGTGACCGGGATGAATGGGTGCGGCTGGAAATCGAAAGCAACCCGCTGCCGATCTGCACGCGCCCGCAGGTGTTGCGCACCGCGAAGCGGACGTGATGACGGCCTTTGCCGAGGCGCTTGGGGTCCTGTTTAGGGACCCCAATATCTCGGTAGAGATCTGGCACCGAGACAGTGAGGGCCAGTTTACCCGCGCGCGGGGTATCCTGCGTTGCCCAGATGAAATCACTGAGTTCGGGTCTGCGCGGCTGCTTTCGGATACCGCCCGGATCGATGTTCGGGTGGCGGAAATTCCTGCTCCACGCCCGCAAGAGCAAATCCTGATTGGCGAGGAAACTTTCCTCATTCAGGGAGAACCGCGCCGCGATCGGGAGCGGTTGGTTTGGACCATCGAGCTGTGTCCGGCATGAAGATCAAACTCGACCTTGCGCCCGATCTGGTGGCGGCCATGGCAGCAGAAATCGCCGCCGGGGAAAAAGCGGTGTCCGCCGCCATGCGCGTGGCTGGTGCTGATCTGAAAACATCATGGCGCGGCCAGATCACCGGCGCGGGGCTGGGCACAAGGCTGGCAAACTCGATCCGCCTCGCCAGCTTTCCGAAATCGGGCGAAAGCCTGAATGCCGCGGCGCTGGTCTGGTCGAACGCGCCAGTGATCGTCGGCGCGCATGACACCGGCCCGTTGATCCGCTCGAAAAGCGGCTTCTGGCTGGCGATCCCGACGCCAGCGGCGGGCAAATCCACGCGCGGCGGCCGGATTACCCCCGGCGAATGGGAACGCCGCACGGGGTTGCGCCTCCGGTTCATCTATCGCCGCCGAGGGCCAAGCCTGCTGGTGGCCGAAGGGCGACTGAATATCAAGGGTCGGGCCGTGGCGTCCAAGTCGAAAACCGGACGTGGCGTGGCAACCGTGCCGATTTTCTTGCTGGTGCCGCAGGTCAAGCTGCGCAAGCGGCTGGATCTGGCGCGGGATGCGGAGCGGGCGGTGGATGGCGTGCCGGGGTTGATTGTGGCGAAATGGGTTGAGGACTTGTTTTGAATTTGGATTGAGCATCAGCCAAGAGACGCTCGTACATCCGCCATCGGAATGAAGACGCGGTAAGGATTTTTAGGATCACTAAGGGGTTGGAAGCCGAGTTCGGCATAGAATTTCCAGCGGCGATCAAAATGGTCGTCATGGAGCACGTCGAGTGCGATGGCTGCGGCACCCATACGGTCAGCAATCTCGAGGCAGCGCTTCAAGGCATCAATCACGAGAGCTGTGCCCAGACCCACACCTTGCTTGTCTTCGCGTACGGCTACGGCGCGGAGATAGATTACCGGAATGTCCGGTACGCCAGCGTATTGCCACTTTTTCGGACCAAGATGGGCCCGAACGGCCATCGCACCGAGTGTATAGAAACCGAGCACGGCGGGATCGTCGCCAGCTGTTACGATCCACGCTGTGACCATTCCAGCCTTGATTTGATCCGAAAGCGAGGATTTCAGAAAATTGTCGATTGGCCCAAATCCGCAAGAAAAGGCGCTGCGGTCATGCAGCGCCTTGTCGAATCTTGCGATTGCGAGGGCGGGCGTGTCCGCCTTGGTCTCAGCCGGCATCCTTCAGGAGGCCCTTCGACGCAACTGCCGCGCGTGCCAAACCGGCAATGACCTTTCCGGGTGCCTCGACAGCGGACTTGAAAGCTTCAAACGCGTCAATGGGCAGAATGGAGAGAGACAAGCGCTGTTCAACTTCCTGGGCACGCAGAAGGGCCGCCTGACGAATAAAGTCAGCTTCCTGCAGGCCAGTGGCAGCAGCAGCAGCCTTTATGCGCTCTTCATCAGTACGATGCATGCGCAACTCTTTTCGCGCTTCCATCTTGCCCGGCGTAGGTGCGGTGGTTTCGATCGCAAACATAATCGGTCTCCTTCGTTATCTTATGTACGGTATAACGCCGTACATGTCAATGATCATCATGGGGATGATCAGCATCGGTCGCATCGGAAAGATCATGTTCACCACGATGATCACCATGATGATGATCGCCTCGACCATCCATCGAACATCAGAATAGCACAATGCCCACTGCTCGCGAAACCATCCTCACCGCGCTGTACGCGCGGCTCTTAACACTGCCCGCCACCACCCTGCGCGGCGACGTACTGCCTGAGCGTGTGCCTGTCGCTGGCTTGCTGATACTGCGCGACGGCGAGCCGGGGGAGCCCGAGGTCACGCTCTCGCCGCTGCGCTATCACTACCAACATCGCGCCGAGATTGAGGTGGTTGTGCAAGGGGCGGCCCGTGTCGCCACGTTCGATACCCTCTGCGCCACCATCGGCGCGGCGCTGGCAGTGGACCGAACATTTGGCGGGCTCTGCGACTGGGTGGAGGCGGAGGCACCGCGTCCGGTCGATCTGCCCATCGAGGGAGCGGCGAGCCTGAAGGCGGCCGTGATCCCTGTGGTGCTGCATTATTCCACGAGCGACCCGCTGGGCTGACCAGCTCAATTCAAGGAGAACACCATGGCACGAGCCCAAGGGGCGCGGGCGCAAATGGCGCTTGCGTTCGAGACGACCTATGGCGCGCCGCCCGTGGGTGGCTTTACAAAAATGCCCTTCGCCAGCACGACGCTTGGCGCAGAACAGCCGCTGCAGACGTCGGAACTCCTGGGCTACGGCCGGGATCCGCAGGCGCCGATCAAGGATGCGGTGACCGCCGATGGGGATGTGGTCATTCCGATTGATGCCGAGGCGTTCGGCTTTTGGTTGAAGGCGGCCTTTGGGGCACCCATGACCACCGGAGTCGAGGCACCCTATAGCCATGAATTCCGCTCCGGAAACTGGTCGCTGCCGTCGCTTTCAATCGAGACCGGCATGCCGGAGGTGCCGCGGTTTGCGATGTATTCGGGCTGCATGGTCGACAGTCTCAGCTGGCAAATGGCGCGCTCGGGGCTGCTGACCGCAACGGCCAGTATCGTGGCACAGGGAGAGACCATCGGCACAACAACTGTGGCAGGTACGCCTGCCAACATCACGCTGAAGCGCTTTGGCCATTTTAATGGCGCGATCACACGCAACGGCACCAACATCGGCAACGTGGTCTCGGCAGACATCAACTATGCCAATAACCTCGATCGCATTGAAACGATCCGGGCGGATGGCAAAATCGACGGGGCAGACCCGTCTATCGCAGCGCTTACGGGCAATGTCGTGGTGCGCTTTGCCGATCAGACGCTGGTTGGGCAAGCCATCAACGGTGAGGCCTGCGCACTTGAGTTCTCTTACACGCTCGCCACTGGCGAAACCCTGACCTTGACGGCGCATGCCGTTTATCTGCCCCGGCCTCGGATTGAAATCTCAGGACCCCAAGGCGTGCAGGCGACCTTTGACTGGCAGGCGGCCAGTGACGCTGTGGTTGGCCGCATGTGCACCGTCAGCCTAGTGAACGATCGAGAAACTTACTGAGTCACTCTCAGAACACCTTGAACACCATGTATTGCCTAACCCATTGAAATCTTGCATTTCAGGTTGCGTTTGGCGATTTTGGTGTTCTTGAAAGTGCTTGACGCTGAACTCACGGTGGTGGGGGTGGAAAGGAGCGTTCGAATGTCAATCGTTGACACTCTTGTCCCCAATTCCAGCTTTAGCCGTCATGGATGAGTTCATTACACGAAACAATTGCTGCCGTAGTTCAGCGACTATCTGTGTCGTTTCATATGCCAATTTTGCAGCGCTTTCGGCCCGTGCGACTGCCAATATCAATTGCTGTTTATGAAAGCGATTTAGCTCACTTGCGTGATCAATGAATGCTTGGGTGATCTCCACACAACGTGGTGTGTCTGAGGGTCGCGCGCGGTGCTTGCTTCCATCTGCCATCTATAAGCTCGTTTGCTTTCACTTGGCACGCCTTGGGCTAAAAATTCCCCGCCTAAGCTTTTATCGTTGGCTTAAGCGGGGCAGTATTGAAAGCAGTACTCCGTGTACCTTCCTTGGTTGATACGCCAATTAGCAACACCTCTTCTGGCTCTGCGGGGCCAACAAAGATGTAAAATCACGTCAAGGTATCAATGTGGACCAAAAGGATATCTCAATGTTACAATTAAACTTATCCAAATCTCAGCAATGGCTTGATCTCGGCCACGGCGTCAGCCTGCTTGTCGAACCGCTGACCACCGCTGTCATGCTGGCTGCACGCAGCGATCCGGCGATCCTAGCTGCCACGCATGTTGCGGAGTGCGACGGTGCTCCCTCGAACGACGATCTTGCCCTGATCGTGGCCAAGGCGGTCGCCCGCATTGTCGTGAAAGACTGGGAAGGCGTTGGTGATGCGGAGGACAAACCGCTCCCCCTGACGCCCGAAGGCATCGATGCCCTCTTGGAGATCTGGCCGATCTTCGAGGCCTTCCAGACACGTTACATTGCAGGCGCGCTCATTCTGGACGCTGAAAAAAACGTCTGACCGCTCTCGCCGACTGGGAATTCGGCGGGGGCGGTGACTATTGCACGGCCTGTCCTTCCATCTGCCCGGAATGCCCAAGGCAGCAGAATGCACCAAAAACCTTTGAGGGCTGGCAGGTCTGGGATCTGGTCCAGCGCCTTGGAGGGCAGATGCGGGTCGCAGGCGGCATGAGCGGCGGTGCCGTCATCGGCTGGGACATGAGCGCGGCCATGCAACTTGGGGCGGCCCTCGGGCTTTCGCCCCTCATCATCGCAGAACTCTTGCCGCCCATTGAGGCGGTGATGGTGCGCAAAATGAACGAAGAGATTGAACATCGCCATGGTTGAGAAGAAGGTATCAGTGCGCCTGTCCGCGACAGGCGGCCGCCAGGTCCGTGCTGAGTTAGAGGGCGTCGGCGAAGCAGGTGCGCGGGGTATGGGACGTCTTTCGCGCGAACTGGAACAGGCCAACGCGCGCATGGCTGCTTTTGCCCGCCGGGCGCGTATTGCAGCAACGGCTGCCGCCACGGCGCTGGCTGCTGCTGTCATCTCAATGACCCGCTCGACCGTTGCGGCTGCCAACGAGATCGGTCAGCTTTCCCAGATGGCCAATGCCAATCCAGAGGTCTTCCAACGCTGGTCGGCCGCCTCGGCCACCGTGGGCATAGAGCAGGAAAAACTCGCCGACATCCTGAAGGACGTGAACGACCGCGTCGGGGATTTTCTGCAAACGGGCGGGGGCCCGATGGCGGATTTCTTTGAAAACATTGCCCCGCGCGTGGGGGTAACTGCTGACCAGTTTGCGCGGCTTTCGGGGCCCGACGCTCTGCAACTCTATGTCTCGTCCCTCGAAAAAGCGGGCGTCAGCCAACAGGAGATGACCTTCTATCTCGAGGCCATGGCCTCGGATGCTACGCGGCTCATCCCACTCTTGCAAAACGGCGGGGTGGAAATGACACGGCTTGGCGCGCAGGCGCAGCGTTTGGGCGCGGTGCTTGATGCCGACGCCATTGCCGCCATGCGCAGGTCTGAACTGGCACTCGTGAGTATTGGCCAGGTCTTCACCGGCGTGCGCAACCGGATTGCTGTTGCGCTGGCGCCCTCGTTTGAGACCGTGGCCAACGCTTTCGTGGCACTGGCCTCC